TACAGGATTTAAAGCTCTGATTAAGTTTATTGAGCATTTCAAGCCCAAAGCCATTATCTGTAACGGAGATGCTTTTGACGGGGCAGTACTCAGCCGATTCCCAAAAATAAATTTTGACCGCCAACCTAGCGTATTAGACGAATTAAACTACTGTAAAACGCATTTAGATGCTATTGAAAAGGTTAGACCAGCAGGGTGTAGGCTAATATGGACTTTAGGTAATCACGATATGCGTTATGAGTCGGCTTTGGTGGCTCGTGCCCCTGAGTTTTCGGGGGTGGATGGGTTTAACCTAAAGTACCATTTCCCCCATTGGGAAACTTGTTGGTCATTTTGGGTCAATGAAGATACTGTAATTAAGCACAGGCATAAGGGCGGTAGGTACGCAGGATATAACAATGTGCAAGCCAGTTTTAGTAATATCTTTACAGGGCATACCCATGTATTGACTTTAAGCCCTATATCGATATACAGAAGATAACGCAAAGGATTGGCGGCAAGGGTTTGTCATGGCATCTTGGGAGCGTGGTAGGCTATTAATGCCTGAAATGATTCAAGTTTGCGGAGAAAACGAGGTAGAGTTTCGTGGTGAGATATTAGAAGTATGAAGATTACGCCTAAGATTATCGAACACATCTACAGTATGTTGTATTGCTGCGAGCCGTTTGCGTCTTGGGATTTACCTTTGCCTGAAGAAATCAAGTTTGTAGTGGATAGCGACTTTGATGCTATGGGTACATACCTATATGACGATGGGGAAAAACACGCTCATACCATTACTATCTCTGACGCTAGGTGCGGTCATTTAGACACAGTAATTAGGACTATGGCTCATGAGATGATTCATGCTAGTCGATGGGATACAAGCACTCAAGCGTGGACTAAACACGACAAAACCTTTAGGAATAGGGCTAAAGCTGTAGCTACAGAACTAGGCTTTGACCCGTTGGAGCTTTGACTCGACTATACCTAGTAAGGTATCGAACTCAATTTGGTGGTATCTCTCAAAAGCCTTTGCTCCGAGTCCATGCACACCTGTAGCACCTCTGTGATGCTCGGTACATAAGGGGAGTATTGGTGCTTCTGACCGCTTTCCACCGAATCGTCTGACATGGTGAAGCTCTGCGGGGGTGTCATGGTAGCCCATGTGGTAGCATAAGACGCAACCAAGTCTTGCAATATCGTCATGGCGTTTTTTATCCTTTTTGTTCATTAGCGTAGTCGTACCACATTAGATAGAAAGCCTTAAATTCGTCAACCCCGTTGCCTAGTTTAGTGCATCCAAAGGGTTGGACTTGCCAAAAATTCTCTATAACTAATTGGTCATCTGTGTTGCCTTGCACAATAACGACTGTAAAGTTAGAAGTTTTAGCAAAGGCTTGCAATAGTCGTTTTTGACCCTCGCTAACCTTTTCATTGGGGCGTTTCCACTCCATCACCAAAAACTTACCATTACGCTCTGCAATCCCGTCTATGTTACTGGGGCAGAAGTTTTGGTTAGTTGGTATTAAGCCTTTGAACGCACCATAGTCAATATGGGTGGCGTAGGCATTACGCATTATCTTATTGAATGTTTGCATCTTTTTGCAGTACATCCTCTAGTTCTTGGGCATAGTCGGTTATATCGCAACTAAGCAGATAGGCTTCGGTATGGTCATTTTTAAGTTTAAGTTCATGCACCCGTTTAATGGTGCGGGTTAAGTCTAGGAATACTTCTGCAAATCCTCTCATCGGGTCAACCTTTCTAAGTTTCTGTCATTAGCTTGTTGGGTACGCCATGCTTCAAAACGCATCTTGGCGGCTTCTAATTGCCATCTAAGGGCTTCTTTTTGCTCTACCGCTACACCTATGGCTTTGCATAAGTCTTGGTATTCAGGACTGCGGTAAGCTTCCCGTTCCTGTGCCCCTAACGACTGTTCTTCGGTTTGCGACATCTTGATGGCTTTAAGACTGTGCCTAAAGTTCTCAAGCTGGGCTAGTTCACCGCTTGCCTTAGCGTATTGCGGTGCTGTTTTAAATATAAAGTCTATTGCTTCGTGTGGGTCATACTCTTTCATTTCCACTCCCCCCAGTTACCTTTGTTACCTTTTTTCCATTGGTCTGCAAAGCCTATTAGTAAATTACTATCAATTTGGTATTTTGATAGGTATTCTCTAAACTTTGATAACCCCCATTGACTACGCCACTTGCATAACTGCCGTACTGCACATTGATGTTTGTATTCAAGCGAATAATAATCGTTGTGATTCAACTACGCCACCTGAGTCATATTTTTTTGTATCTCCTTTTGGGTAAGGCAAAACTTCATATTTTAATAAATTACGCATTAATTTTTTCTGTTTTTTATCGCCATGAAAATAAACATATCTGTTTTTTGAACTTCTAAACACACGAATTGATGGGTCTTTATTGTGCCTAGAATGTTTGCCATCACGCCCACCCATGTCAGTTCTTTCTTTAGTTGACCCTGTATATAAAAAATTAGTAGCTTGGTAAACATATCCAACATGACCTTGTGCTTGGTCTGCATAACTTACAAATGCACTTTTTCTTTAAAGTATCGTAGCTATCGTACCCATTACCCAGTATTCCTAATTCACGAGCTTTGTTCTCAATACCTTGTTGGCTAAACATCCAAGACCTATCCACCTTTTCTTTGGCGGGGGTCATGTCTAAAACATCTTCCCACCTTGCAGCGTTTATCCAACTGGCAGGGTAAGGAATATAGTCTATTTCGGTGCGTTTAAGTTGCCAATGTCTAAGGTGCTTAGGCAAGGCTTCTAATGCTTCACGCTTTTCAAGGTCAGTCAATCGTTTCCAAGCAATTTCAGCTTTTTTCTTTGCGACCTTTTTGGGCCAATTTATCCAAAACTTTTCAAAATCCACACATCCCCCTATTTTGTTGCAAGTATATAAAGTCCAATATTACTAAATGCGTAACCGCTATATACAACCGCCATAGGCACATTACCTTTAAAGGCTTGTTCTATACCTATATAGGTATAAATAAGCCCCGTAACAATAATTAACCAAGAACTCAAAATGGTGCATCCTCAAATTTAGGTTTATCAGCTTTTACAAACTGGTAAGTCCAATCGGTATAAGTTTTAATTAAATGCTCGGCTTCATGTTTAGTCTTTACTGTACGCATTAATTCACCATGCTCATCATAGATTTTGTAATGGCTATAAGCGTTTATGCGGTCATCAGTAGTAAAGGTAGTCATAAATCCCCCGTAAAGCCTGTAGGTTAAGTTTACTTAATAATAAGGTATATAGGGATAAACCCTACTTAATGTCGGTATATATAATTTATATATAACTTTTTGCAAGCTCTTTTCCCATAGAACGACCAACGCCACAAGTGGCGATACTGTCAAGAGATGTATCGAGTAACGACTCTACCCAAGCTGGCTTGACCCAGTATCTTGGCGGCTATCGCAGGTGTCGACCCTCGCTCCGATGCTGAATCTCCATCGGCCTCTAGCCCATCCCCGACTTTTTCTAACACCCTGTCGTTTCGGGTGGCAGAAATAGAAAAACCCCATAAGGTTGCTCTAAGGTGAAGTCGCTTTAGAAAAGACCAGCCAGCCTTTCCAAAACGCTCAAAGCAACCCTATAGGGTCTTAGCTGGTAATACTAAACAGACTTCACTCTGCCCCATTAGTATAACTCAGTTTTAAATCAACGCAACTCAGGCCATATCAACTGGTATGAGTCGGGAAATAAGTCTTTACGGCTTACCAATCCTTTGGATTCTTGTTCTAACAAAGCCCCCAAATAAACCATTTTATCGGCAGGAATACCTGAGTTTTTCCACATAGACACCGCAGGTACGCTAATTTTGCAGATTTTGGCTATTTTAGTAGGCCCACCCAGTAACTCGATAATTTGGCTATCGGTAAACACGCTCTTTTTTTTCATAAATAAACAACCATTTTTTCTTTTTTCCATGTTTTATGGCATCGACCTTTTTGGGCTTTATCTTGGTTATTGTCCTTAGCTGTGCCTAAAAACAAATGGTCAGGATTTACACAAAAAGGATTGTCGCATTTATGCAAAACCCATAACTTATTTGGTATTTCGCCCCTAAACAATGTCCAACTAACCCTGTGGGCTGGTTTTCCTTTATAGCTGCCGTACTTTTCTTTAGAACACCTGTACATTGTGCGGTTGTAGGCTTTGTGCCAAATCCAGCAATCAAAAAATGGTATTCGTTCTATTTTGTTTAGGAAGTCTTGTATTACATTGCTCATTCAATTATCTTAACACTAAATTGTGTGTATTAACCAACACTTATCAAATAGTTTGCACTTTTTTTTAATTTGGCTTAATATGGTGGTACAGCATAAGCTGTTTACTTTTGGAGATGATTATGGATGACTTACAGCAATTACATAACGAAATGATGGCAGACCAAGAACGCCTTGAGATAGCTTTAGATAAGGCAGAGGATGGCGATATGTTGACTTTGGCAGAACTTGACTTAATCAGGTTTCATTGTGGACTCCCTAACAAGCGTAGGGTTAATCCATTATTGACTGCTATTGTGGATGATTTTTCTAATATTTTTGGGGGGAAACAATGATTGTGACAGGCACAACTACAGAAAAGAAAGAGTTTAAGGTAGCCCCAGTAGGGTCGCACCTAGCTCGTTTATACCGAATTATTGACTTAGGTACACAGAAGTCGGAGTACATGGGTCAAGTGAAAATGCTACGCAAAGTGAAGTTTTTTTGGGAATTGCATGGCGATGATTTAAAGATTGAGGGCAAGCCCCTTATCCAAACACGCAACTACACGCTGTCGCTAGGCGATAAGGCTTCGTTACGGAAGGACTTGGAATCTTGGCGTGGCAAATCATTTACCGATGATGAGTTGCGTGGCTTTGACTTACGCAATTTGTTAGATAAATGGTGCATGGTTACTGTTCAGCATAGGACTGCTAATAACGGCAATACCTACGCAGATGCGGTGGCTATTACGCCAGTTCCTGCAATCGTACAGAAAGCAGGTGTTCCACAGGGCGTAAACCCTTGCGTATTGTTTGACTTGCAAAAGTTTGACCAAGAAGTTTTTGACAGCTTATCGCAAGGTTTAAAAGACCAAATCATGCTGTCAGCCGAGTACCGCAATACTTTTAATAAACCTGATGTAAATAAGCAGTTGCAAGATGCAGCAATTATTGATGACGATGTTCCATTTTAGGGGGTAACTTTTAGGAGCGAGCTATGAACCACATGATTAAAGACTTTATTGACCAAAAATATACAGTCAAGACCTTTCAAGAACGGGGCTACGATGAAGAAGTACCTATCATCGGGTTTGCTCAAGATGACTTGGAAACTGTCATTAAGACTGTGGTTCAGGCTTGTGCCGACAGGGTTAAAAACTCAGACGATAGAATGGCTGTGCTACAGTTAATGTAATGTTTACTAGGGGGAATTATGTTAGTGAAAGAGAATACAAGTGAGAGTGGTCATTGGTACTTACCCGATGGCAGTCCAGCCTATCGCATCGTTGGCAAGAACGGGAAAGAAAGAAACTCAACTGTCAAAGACGCAAGAGAACATGGCTTACTGCCCTCAGTTACCACAATTATTGGTTGTGCGTCAAAACCCGCATTGGATGTATGGAAACAACAACAAGCCATATTGTCCGCTCTTACATTACCTCGCTTAGAGGGTGAGTCGGAAGAAGATTGGCTAAGTCGGGTTGTTGCTGATAGCAAGGAAACTGCCAAGCAAGCAGCAGAGCGTGGAACGCAGATACATGGGGTCATAGAAGCCTTCTACGAGGGTATTTACATACCTGAGCTACCACCCTATGTCCGAGCCGTAGAAAACGCCATAAACGAGCATTTTGGCTCACAGCTATGGATTTCTGAGAAGTCCTTTGCTTATGGTGGGTTTGGCGGTAAATGCGACCTAGTTGCCAAGTCAGGCTTTGTGGTTGACTTCAAAACGACTGAGAAAGACCTAGACAAGCTCGATTACTTTTTTGACCACCAAATGCAGTTATCAGCCTACCGACAGGGGTTTGAGATGCCCAAAGCTCGGTGTGCGATTGTTTATGTAAACGCCCTACAAAATAAGGCTAAACTAGTAGAGATACCTGAAGATGACCTGAGAATTGGGTGGGAATGTTTTACCCATTTATTAGCGTTTTATAGGGCTAAAAACAAACTATAATGATTACGGGGTGGCGGCAATCCCCCTGCCACAATCTCCTTCACACAGAGGGCCACCCCACCTTTTCGCAGGGCGTTAAGCCATCGCAAGAGGATGTAGCAAGTAACGAATTTTGTGGCTTTCTGCGTTACATGAAACAGCTACCAAATCTGCCCTGTTGCTTTTTAGCCACACATTAAATAATTCTTGCACAAATAGTTAAGTTGGCTTAATATTTAATTGTTGTTTAACTAAGGGGGATTTATGAAAGACTTTTTATTAGGTATGGTTGCAGGTGTGTTGG